TCGGGTTTACTATTAAAGAAACACCATTTGAATTGTTAACAGATACAGGTGTTTTGGAATTAGCTTTATTATACGGTGTAGGTCATGAGGATACTATAGGTGTTGACTTGTATTATAGTACTGATAGCGGTATAAGTTATAAATTACTATTAGAAAGCAGACACCATCCACCAGTTGGTGTATTAAAATCAGAAATGGATTCAGACCATTGGTTAGATAATCAAACAGTAGAAGTAGATATATCAGGGATACCTAGCGAGAATGGTTTTGTAAGTTCAACTAGAAATGAAATGTTCTCTGGTATTAATTCAATAATAATTGATGATGAGTATATGATGGTTCAAGATGCTGATTTAGTCAGTACAGATACTTATGAATTTTCTAATTTTATAAGGGGTAGGCACGGTACAGAAACAACTACACATTTAGTTGGTTCTACTGTTTATCAAATGGCTAATGTAGATCATTTTACATTAGGAAAAGGTAAAATTGGTACTAATTTATTTTTCAAAGCTGTTCCTATTAACATATTTAAAAATGAAATAGACATATCTGAAATAGAACCTTGGTCTATGACTGTTCAAGGTAAAGCACATAGACCACATCCACCATCTTCTGTGCAATTATTCAGTAGTGGTGTACATCATAAGAGTGCCGTAATATCTCTTGAAAATGATATAACTATAACATGGTCATTGGTAAATAAACAAACAGGCTTTGGTAGACAAGGGTTTGGGTACGCAGTAAAAGAAGGAACTCCAATTGGTGAAGAATATGTTGATATTATTATTGAGAACTGGTATAATGGGAGTTTGGTAAGAACAACATTTGCGGGTGCTACAGAAACAAGTAATGTGTATACTGCTGTTGAAAATATTGCTGATAATGGTTCATTATCAAGTCCTATAGAATTTAAGGTATTCTCTAGAGGGGCTTATGGTAGATCTGTTGCATCTACTGATATATCAATAGATATACTTAGTGTAATGTGATAATAAGAGAGGAAATAAATGAGTTTTACAAAACATTCTAATTTAGAGTTAGTAGAAAAAGGAGTTGATAATTGGGATGCACCTATTAATGAGAACTTTGATGCTGTTGATAGAGGTCCTACTGTTTTTGGGATTGCTGGTGAAACATTATCACGTTTTAAGGTTGTATATTTAGAGTCAGATGGTAAATTACATCATGCAATTGCTGGTACTACAGGTGATATTAGTTCTAGGTTTGTTGGGTTTACTAGAGAATCTTATGATTTAAATGAAAATGCGTATGCTCAACATGCTGGGTGGGTTAAGGATGTTGATTGGAGTTTGAGTGTTAGTGACCCTTACTATTTATCAGCAATAACACCTGGAGAGATATCAACAAGTAAACCTTCTGGTTCTACATTGGTAGGCTTTGCTATTGGAACTAATGAAATACTAATTAAGCCTTGGGTAGAACTTGATGGGGTAAGTAGTGAAGAATCTCCAGGACCTATAGGTTCTATGAGGATGTTTAGTTCAGCTACAGTACCATCAAATTGGTTTATGTGTTATGGTCAGTCAAAAGATAAAGCTACTTATATTGATTTATTTAATGTAATAGGATATACTTATGGTGGTAGTGGGGCTAATTTTAATCTTCCAGATATGAGAGGGTATACATCTATAGGTTTAGATAATATGGGTGGGTCATCTGCTGGTAGAGTATCAGGTGCTACTAGTTTAAATTATACTATTGGTACAGAGAACCACACACTGTCAGAATCTGAAATACCTGCACATACTCATACTTACACACAGAATTATGGGCATGGAAATGGTGCTGGGAATAGTGGTGGTGCAGAATCAGCTTATGATACAAGAGATATGTCCACTGTAGGTAGTAGTAGTGCTCATAATAATATGCAGCCTTGGCTTGCACTTAATTGGATGATTAAATATTAAAAGGAAATAAATGGCTACAAAACATCATAATTTACAGACAGTAGTACAAGGTGTAGATAACTGGGATATTCCTCTCAATGCAAATTTTGTAGAGATAGATAAAGGTCCTACAATAAAAGCAACTGCAGGTGAAACATTAAGTTCTTATAAAGTTGTATATCGTACAATAAATAACGAAATTGTAAAAGCTATTGCTGGTACTACAGGTGACCCTTCTTCAAGATTTATAGGTTTTACTAGGGAACCATTTGCAAATGGGGCTACAGGTTATGCTCAACATACAGGTTGGATATCTGACCCTAATTGGGCTTTATCTGTTAGTGCACCTTATTATTTATCAACAAGTACAGCAGGTGAAATAACATCAAGTAAACCTGATGGTGATGCTATTTTAGTTGGTTATTCTATATCTACTAATGAAATACTAATTAAGCCTTGGATAGAAGCTTCAGGTCAAAGTGGGGGAGGTAGTGGTAGTAGTTCAACAGGTACTGTTATTATATTTGCTGGTTCTACTGCACCTACAGGTTGGTTACTTTGTGCAGGTCAATCAGTAGCCACTTCAACATATTCTGGTCTTTTTTCATCAATAGGATATACTTATGGTGGTAGTGGAGCTAATTTTAATGTGCCTGATATGAGAGGTAGATGTGCTATAGGTTTAGATAATATGGGTGGTAGTAGTGCTAATGTAGTTACTACATCTGCTGCTGACTCTTTAGGTGGTTCTGGTGGTACTGAAAATCATACACTTACTACAAGTGAAATGCCAGCACATACTCATACTTATACTAATCAATGGGGCAGCCCAGTTGGTGCTGGAAATTTAGGTGGTGCACCACAAACTCAGAATACTGGTACATCAAGTTCTGTAGGTAGCGGTAATACGCATAATAATATGCAACCTTATATGGCAATGTCTTATATCATTAAAACATAAAGAGGAAATAAATGAGTTTTACAAAACATCATAGTTTAGAGACAGTAGCACAAGGAGTTGATAAATGGGAAACACCTATTAATGATAACTTCGACCAGATAGGTAAAGGTCCTACAATTAAGACTCAAGCAGGTGAAGCATTAGGTGCTTATAAAGTTGTATATCGTACTACAAATAATACTATAAAGTTAGCTATTGCTGGTACTACAGGTGATCCTTCTTCAAGATTTATAGGTTTTACTAGGTCAGCTTTTCAGAGTGGTGAAGACGGTTATGCTCAACATACAGGTTGGATATCTGATCCTAATTGGTCTTTGTCTGTTAGTGCACCTTATTATTTATCAACAAGTACAGAAGGTGAAATAACAACAAATAAACCTGACGGTAATGCTGTTTTAGTTGGCTTTGCTATTGGAACTAATGAAATATTGGTAAAACCTTGGGTAGAAGCTTCAGGTTCTTCTGGTACAGGTTCAACTAGTCCTTCAGGTGGAATTATATTATTTGCTGGTACTACAGCACCTGGCGGTTGGTTACTTTGTGCAGGTCAATCAGTAGCCGCTTCAACATATGTAGACCTATTTTCAGTAATAGGCTATACTTATGGTGGTAGTAGCGGTAATTTTACTATACCTGATTTAAGAGGTAGAACTGTTATAGGTTTAGATAATATGGGTGGTAGTAGTGTAAATAGGGTTACAAGTGCAAATGCGGATAGTTTAGGAGGTGTTTCAGGTACAGTGAACCACACTCTATTAACAGCTGAAATACCTGCACATACTCATACTTATAATTATAGATCAGGTACTGCATGTGGTGGGGGTTTAGCTGGAGGTTCTCCTATATATACTACTACTGCTACATCAAGTAGTACAGGTAGCGGTAGTGCTCATAATAATATGCAACCTAGTACTGCTTTTAGTTATATAATAAGGACTTAAAGTGTCAAGTCAAATTTTTATTACAAATATATTTGACAAATTTTAAATTTATGTTATAATAAACTTAGTCGAAATCTCTCTTTCAGAAAATCATTATCAAGAGAAATATGTCAAGTTAAATTTTTAATCATAACATAAAAACATTCCAACATGCAAACTACAACTGATACTAAAAGATACCATGATAGTACAAAATTACTTTTTCACATGGAAAGAGTAATAGATTACTTTGATAAAAGTAAAAGAATCTCACCTATACACATAGATGTTGGTCTTACAAAACGTTGTAATATGTTATGCTCCTTCGGATTTTGTAAATTTCAAGATTTAAATGGTGCTAGTATAGAAAAAGATGCATTAATAACCAACCTTGTTAAATCTTCAGCTAAAGCAGGTGTTAAATCGTTAGGGTTTATTGGTGACGGTGAGCCAACTATGAATCCAGAATGTTTTAATGCTTTATCTGTTGGTAAAAATGAGGGTTTAAGTATGGCTATATCTACTAATGGTATTCTTGTAGATAATGAATATAAACAAAAAACCGTACTAGAATCATGTGAATGGATGCGTTTTAATATAAGTGCTTATTCTCAGGAAGCATATAAAAAGATACATAATTCCAATAAAAGAGATATAGTATTTCAAAATGTTAAAGATATAGTAAGATTGAAAAAACAATTTAATCTTAAATGTGATGTAGGTATTCAAATGGTATTTACACCAAATAATATGCTTGATGAAATAATACCATTATCTAAGTTCGCAATAAATTCAGGTGTAGATTATTTTGTTATTAAACAGTGTAGTTTACCAGATGATGGTGAAACTGGTATGACACAGTTTGATTTAAACAGGTATAATGATGAAGATGTGATTAATGTATTAAAAACAGCTGAAAGTATGAGTACAAAGGATACTGATATTACACCTAAATGGAATATAATGGAACTTAAAGGTGAAAAACCTTATGATAAGTGTCTTGCAATACCATTGATATTTGAAATAAGCGGTGATGGCGGATGTTACCCTTGTGGTTATTTCTTTGGTGGTAATTATCCTGATATGTGTATGGGTAATGTTCATGATAATACTATAGAAGAAATAATAAATAGTGAAAGATACTGGAAGATTATAGAACATTTAAAAACTGATTTTAAAGTTAATAAAGATTGTAAAGGTTGCTGTAGAATGGATGCTTGTAATATATTTTTAGATGGGTATGTAAATAAGAAACCTAGTGGAATTAATTTTGTTTAGTATGGAGAGTATATATGAATAAAAGATTATCTATCAGTAGTTGTATTAGTTGTCCGTATTTACAAAGAGTAACAAATGAATTAATAGAGGATACTACAGTTTATTTTGTTGTAGATTATATTTGTGGGTGTCCTGTTTCAGAACAGAAAGAAACTTTAAAAATCCCAGTTTATGTAATTTCAGATAAAACAATATTAAATTTATGTCCTTTACAAGATGACACTGAATAAATATGAAAATTTCTGATTATATAGCAGAATATTTAAAAGAGTATACTAAACATGTTTTTTGTGGTAACGGTGGTACTGTTGTAGGTTTATTAGACAGCATAGCTAATAATAAAAGTATAACCGAAATACCTTGTCAAAATGAGCAAGGAGCAGCTATAGCAGCAGAAGCCTATTCCAGAGTATCTGGCAAATTAGGTGTTGCTATTGCTACAAGTGGACCTGGTATGGTTAACCTAATACAAGGTATTGCTTGTGCTTATTTTGATTCCATACCAGTATTATACATTGTAGGAGCACCTCCAACTAATCATCTTAAAAATGGTAGAAAAGTAAGACAATTAGGTTTCCAAGAAATGGATGTTGTAAATATTGTAGAACCTATTACTAAATATGCTGTTTTATTAAAAGACCCTTATTCTATTAAGTATGAACTAGATAAACTAATACATACAGCAAATTCAGGTAATCCTGGACCTGTGGTATTAGATATACCAGATGATCTACAAAGAGTTGATATAGGTAACCCTTCTGAATTAAAATCATTTATATCAAAAGACTTTTCTGATTCTACATTTTTAATAAGTAATACTTATGATATGTTAAGTTTGATTTCTAAATCTGAAAGACCTGTTGCAATAATAGGTGGTGGTGTAAAGATTAGCCACACAGAAGAAGAAATGTGTAAGTTTTTAAAAAATTCAGGTATTCCTTTTGTTACTACATGGGCTACAGTTGATTTATTTCATGAAGATACACTAAATCTTATAGGTGGTTTTGGTGTATCTTCTAATAGGTATGGTAATTTTGCAGTACAGAACGCTGATTTAATCATAAACTTCGGTTCCAGACTAGATACACACCAAACTGGTAGCAATCCTTCAGAATTTTCACCAAAATCTAAGAAAATATCTATAAATATAGATCACAATGAGATGAATAAAAATAATGGTGTGGAAATAGATTTAAAAATTTGTTGTGATCTAAAAGAATTTTTACCTAATATAAATACGTATAAAATTAAAACTAAAGATTTAAGTAATTGGAAAAATAAAATTTTAGTTTGGAAAGAGAAATACCCAATATGTTTATCAGAGTACTATGATAGGAAAGATAGTGTTAATCCTTATGTTTTTATGAACGAACTTTCTAAGAGAACCAAAGATAATGATACCATAATTACAGACACTGGTGCTACTCTTACTTGGACTATGCAAGCATATAAAATGAGACATAAACAAAAATTATTTAGTGCATTTAACCATTCACCTATGGGGTATGCTCTACCTGCCAGTATAGGTACTCAATATGTTAATCATAATAATAGAGTAATATGTATTACAGGTGATGGTGGTATGAGTATGAATATACAGGAATTAGAAACAGTAATCCATAATTCTTTACCTATAAAAATATTCGTGATGAACAATAACGAGTATGGTATGATTAAACTCCAGCAAGACACTTGGTTAAATTCTAAATATACTGCATCTGATTCAAGTGGTGGTCTAGGGTTTCCTGATATTGTTAGAGTAGCTATAGCTTACGGTTTTCGTGTTATAGAGATTGATGATCATAGTGAAATTTGTTTTATTGATTATGTTTTAGACTATGATGGACCTATACTTTGTAATATTAAAATAAAACCTTGTGAACAAATACTACCAAAATTAGTGTTTGGAAAACCAATAGAAGATATGGCACCTTTATTAGCAAGAGATGAAATTAAAAAGATAATGGAGAATTAATGAGAGGCGATAAGAATAAAATTGCTTTAATAATTAGTGGTGGTCTAGGAGATAGTGTAACATATGTAGCACGTTTACAATCTTTATTAAATAAAGAAAATGTAGATAAAGCTGATGTGTATTTGTTAAATACATATATAGGTGTTACTTATATGATTGTAGAGCTTCTAGAACGTTCACCTATTATAGATAAAGTTTATATTAATAGATTACCAGCATACGGGGAAGGTTATAAAAAATTTGTAGATTGGAGAGAAGATGATTCACCATTACCTTATCCTATTCAAAAAGATTATAAGTTTCCTTATGATAATAAAGACATTAAATGGTCTTTAGATATATTAGAAGGTGTACATAATCCTATAGTTATATACCCATATACTTTAGGTGGTAGTTCTTGGTCGAAAGATGAGAAATATGTTAGAAGTCCTAAAGAAGATTGGTGGAAACTACTATTTAAAGATATTAAAAAATTTGGTGGTAGTCCAATAGTTATTGGTGGCGAAGAAGAGTTTATAGATTGGGGTACAGATGACGTTATATCAGCCTATACAGATAGAGATACATTTTTTCATTGTATACCTTTAATATTAAACAGTAAAGGTTATATAGGTATAGCATCTTGGCCTTTTATGGTTGCACATTATGCAGGTAATATTGATACTTGTGTATTATGGTTATATAATTTTATGTGGAAAGATAGGCATTTAACAGAAAACCAAGATAAGTTAAATTTGTTTTTTGAAGTTCCTAGTAACGAGAGTATTATTAACACTATGGGAGTATTAAAATGAGTCTATATGAAATAGATAAAGATAAACAAGAACTTCGTAAAGAAACAGTATTCCAAATTAATTTACTTTATAAAGTTGTTAATTTAGAGTCTAAAACAGGTAGAAATAATATGTGTTATTGTGGTTCTGGTATTAAATTTAAAAATTGTTGTTTACCAGAACATGAAGAAAAAACTGAAAGATTAAATGAATTAATGTGTGATTTGAATAAGTTAGATAGCGAACACATAAAATCTAATAATGAAAAATAAAAAAATTAAAAGGTATCCGTGGAAATGTTCTATTTGTAATAAAGTATATGAGTCTTTAGATAAACCACCTGTATTTATAAGTACTACTTGTATAGGTGTTGAGGTTAAAGTTTGTGTTACTTGTGATCGTAGAATAAGGGAAGGCAAAAATTTTTATGTTACATAAAATATCTGTGCCTGATAATTTAACATACATACCAGTTTTCTTAACTTTAAGGTGCCAGTTAAATTGTTCTTACTGTATTAATGGTAGATCAAGTAATTTAATAAAATCAAGAACAGAAATACCATCAAAAGACTGGTTAAAGTTCTTAAATAGACTAGATATACCTAAAAATATACCTATTACAATAGGTGGTGGTGAGCCGACATTATATAAAGAATTTTATAACCTATTAAAAGAATTAAATCACCCTATAGATTTACTTACTAATTTAGATTTTGATTTAACTGATTTTATAAAGAATGTACAACCAGAGAATATGTTTTCTCATGATATAAAAGGTTATAAATCAATAAGAATTAGTTTCCATCCAAAATTTATGGATATTGAAGATACAGTATTAAAGGCATCTGTATTACAAAGTTTTGGTTTTAATGTAGGTATATTTTCTATTAATTTTCCACAGAATACTGAATATAACCTTAAATTAGCTGAAGAATGTAGAAATGCTAAGATATATTTCTTTATTAAAGACTATTTAGGTTACTATAATAGACATTTATTTGGACACTTCAAATATCCAGATAGTATTAAAGGCAAACAAGATACAAAGGTTTCATGTAAAACAAGTGAACTGATTATAGGTCCTGAAGGTAATATTTATAAGTGTCATAGAGATTTGTATTTAAATGAACACTCAATAAGCTCTATTTTTGATGATAATTTTAAAATAGACATTTGTTATAGAGATTGTTATAATTATGGTGAATGTAATCCTTGTGATGTTAAATTAAAAACTAATCGTTTTCTTGAAATGGGTTCATGTTCAGTTGATATTATTAAAAAAGATATAAAATTACCTAGTTGGGATATCTAATGTGTGCTTCAATATATACTGGGAAAATGAAAGAAATTAATGGTGTACAATGTATTTGTGTTATATGTGATAAACCATCTGATATTAACAATTATCATATAGTAGAAAACTGTATGATATGTGATAATTGTATGAAAAATGTTCCTGATTATATACCAGAAGAACAAATAAAAAAGTATTTTTATTTAAAAAAACCTTGCTAGTATATATATACTTATTATAATGTTTCTATAATAAATAGTATATGTACTATTTATAACATAAGTTGTTATAAATAAACAATTTACGTTATATTTTATATATCTATTACTAAATATATTTGTTGTATATATATATAGTAAATGTCAATCTATTTGGTGGGGTGGCTAAGGTAAACAATTTTAACTCAAATTAATTTTAATTTGACATATACTAAGAATGACCTTGATAGCCACCCCCACCAATTTATTTAATAGAAAGTATCTAGTTATTGAAAGATAAAAAATGGAAAAAATACACAGGTATATGTAAACATTGTAATAAGTTAGGAATTAAAAATTTTGGTAATGAAAAATATCTACATGAGGAATGTAAAAGAGAAAGAATACGTATCAACAACAGAAATTCAATAAGAATAAGAAAAATAAATGAAAGTAAACTTATTGAAAAGTATCTATTAAGAGTAAATAGTCGTTTAATAAAAAAGGTACGAAAATGTATTATATGTGGTGAAGATTTTAATTCAGAAGGTAACCATAATAGGATATGTAATACATGTAATATAGGGATAGAAAGCATAACTATTATACATATTTATAAAAATCCAGAAATATAAAATGGGAAAACAAAAAGATAACGTATTAGTAATAGGTGATACACACTTTCCGTTCGAACAGGAAGGGTATCTAGATTTCTGTTTAAGGATAAAGAAAGAGAATAATTGTAATAAGGTTGTCCATATAGGTGACCTCAGCGATGGTCATGCTATATCCTATCATGAGTCAGATCCAAACTTATCTTCAGCTTCAGATGAAATGGATAAGGTAGATATAGTATTAAAGGAATGGTTTAAAGCATTTCCTAAACTAACACTAACTAAAGGAAATCACGATAATTTAGTCGACAGAAAAGGTAGAACAGCAGGATTACCCAAAAGATGTTTTTACCCTTTTAGAGATATGTGGAAGCTACCTAAAGGGTGGAAAGATTGTTTTGAAGTTATAATAGATGATGTACTATATAAGCATGGAACTGGTAATAGTGGTAAGTTAGCTCATTTGAATTTAGCACTAGCAAATAGAATGAGTACAGTTATGGGACATTGTCATGGTTTTGCTGGTATAGCTTATACCGCTAGTCCTAGAGATTGTATATTTGGTATGAATGTAGGTAGCGGTGTTGATAATTCAGCTTTGGCATTTGCATATGGTAAGGATTCAAAGTTCAAACCAATAGTATCTTGTGGAGTTGTATTTAAAGGTGAAAGTCCACAAATATTCCGTATGAAGTTATAAACTATGAGTGATATAAAACAAAATAAATCTGAAGATACATCAGAGTGTCAGATTATGATAAACATACATATAGGGTATAATGCTAATAAGGTAACAACTGGTTATCCTCTATTATACAGAGCTAGACAAGCAATAGATAAAGTTTTAAAAGAAGAATCTTTTAAAGATAATATTAATTATTCTATCATTAGATGGAATACTGATAACTTTAAAATAGAAGAAGAATTTGATTTTGGTGAAGATTTATGAGAAAATTAGGTTGTTTATTATATGTATTGTCAGCTATAATATCATTTAGTATAATTTATAAGGTAATATCTATATTTGCAAAGTAAAAAATTATCGTTTATAGAGTCTGCAACTAATGTATTTACAGGGTTTTTAATAGCACAAATATTAATATTACACATACTACCGTTATTTAATTTGACAGAAATAACATTACATGATAGTATGTTAATATCTTCAATTTTCACATCAATTAGTTTCGTAAGAGGTTACATTTGCCGTAGAATTTTTAATCATGTATATAAAAGAAAGGTAATGAATGAATAAAACCGATGAAAAGCAGACAGATGGAGATACAAAGGAATTACCTACATTGTACCAGTCATTTATTCATCTATCACGTTATTCAAGATGGTTAGAAGATAAAGGTAGAAGGGAATTTTGGTATGAAACAGTTACCAGATATATGGACTTCTTTTCTGAACACCTAGAAGAAAAACAGAATTATAAACTACCTAAAAATATACATAATGAAATAAAAGATGCTATATTAAACCTGGAAGTAGTAGGATCTATGAGAGCTTTAATGACAGCAGGAGAAGCTTTAAAAAGAGATAATTTAGCAAATTTTAATTGTTCAGCAATTTCAGCAGATAAAATAAGATGTTTTGATGAGATGTTATACGTATTGTTGAATGGTGTTGGTGTTGGGTTTAGTGTAGAAAGACAATTTGTACAGAAATTACCTACAATA